AATTGCTAATGATGCAGACTTTTTACCACAAGCAACTGCTGATGAGATTGTACAATATAACAATAATTTAGAATATTTAAAATCTACTTACCCAGATACATTTGCAAAAGCACAAGTAGTAACAGAATCTAAAACTGGAATTAAAACTTTAGTAGACGATGTAGATGAAAAAATTAAAAGACCTACAAAAGAAGATTACGAAGACTACGGAGAAATATTAAATGATAGTGAGAATACTGTAGTTCAGGGAACTGAAACATTTGATGAATTAGAAGCATTAGTTAAAAAACAAAAAGATTATGAAGCATCTATGTATCAAGAATATAGAATGGGTAGGTTAGATCCTGCACCAGGAGAGAAAAGTCAAAATAGATTAAACTTCTTAAGAAAAAAAGCTGACGAAGCAGAAATGACAAAAGATAGAAGATTAATTAGTATGGATGAAATACAAGAGTTAGAAGAGTTGGAAGGAACATTTCAACCAAGAACTATAAATATATCAGATCCTAAAACTGCAGAATCTTTTACAAACTTTGCAAGACAAAATGATCCAGAAGGATTTAAAAAAATTCAAAAGATAGTAGATGATATTAATAACAAAAATACTTTAGAAAACTTTGACGTCAAAGATAGAGAACCAAATGCTAAAGGTGGAAGCGTTGGAAATCTGACTTACAAAAAAATGTTTGGTGATTTAGATAAGACTTTGGGTAAAGGTTTAGGAACAATGTTTAAAAAAAGAAGAAGATAATGAGAACCGTTGAAGAAACTAAAGATCAAATAAAAAAGGCAATACAAAAACAAATCAATAGTGGAGAGACAATTAATATTAGAGAAATTTCTAGAAAAGTAGGAGCTTCAAAAACTACAGCTCAAAGAGTATTTACAGAATTTTTTAAAGATAATCCTAATGTCATTCTAGGTAAAAATAGAAACGCAACTAAAATTGTTGATAAAATTATTTCTGAAGGAGAAACGGATGTTGATAAAATAAAAAAAATTGCATTAGATAAATATAAAATAAATGTTGCAGATAGAACTATTCAACAAAAAGTAAATGTAGCTACTGATCTTTCTGTTCCAGAATATGAAAAGATATTAAGAAATATAGTTAATGATAAAACATATAAACCCCCTATTGATATATCAGCAGCGGGAAAAGGATTAACTGCAAATTATAGACAAGCAAAAAATAATTTAAAAGAAGAGATTCCAAATCTACAAACTTTTATTGATCAAAGTTCTGCTAAAAGAAAAAAATTAAAAAGAGCATCTATCCCTGAAAAAAGAGAAATGGATTTAATAAGTGCACAAATGAGAAGAGATAAAAGAAGATTTTCAGAAAAAGGAAAAATTGGTTTATCTGAAAGAGAATTAGATTTAAATAAACAACAAAGAACAGTGCTTAAAAGAATAAATGATATTATTAATAATAATCCAGGAGCAATATTAGAAGATAAGGAACTATTAGATAAAATTAGTACGCGTGTAGATAGAGAAGGAAATATATATAAAGCAAAGATTGATTTGTCAGCAGTAGTTGATCCTAAAAAAGGTGCGAGATTTTTTAATCTATCACATGGTAAAAGAGTTCAATTAGGAGGCGAATTATTAAATGCTCCTGCAAATAGATTTGCAGCTCCATTTTCTATAAATCAATTTTTTGTTCCTGACGCAGAAAAATTCATAGAAAAAAATTATAATAATCCAGAAGCTCAAACTAAAATTAATGATATCGTTGAAAAAGCAAAAGAGTTAAAAGTTCCATTAAGACCTGATGTTCCAAAAGGAATATTTAAAAATGAAGCAGGTAACCCAGTTAGATTTATTGGTTACACAGAAAATTTAAATAAACCTGTTGAAAAAATTATTGATGTAGTTAAAACTTATACTCCTAAAGGATTAAATAAATTTACTTTACCTATTCTTGCTGGAACTGCACTTATAGGAACAGCACAAGCTAAAACCCCGTCCTCGGTCCAAGACACGCAAACCGCAATGCAAGATCAAGTAGTAGAGGGACAAGCACCAGAACCTAAATTAGCATCACCTATTAAATATGATTCTTATGCTGGATTCGTTAATCCAGAAGATCCAAATGAAAAAGTATCTCAATCGGATCTTTTATATTGGATCGCGGATAATGAAATACCAGAAGAAGTTCAACAAGTTGGAAAGATGGTTGGCGAAGCTGCGGCAGTGATCGGTGGTGCAACAGTTGGACTTGGTTTACCTGATGCGAAGAAGACGATTGAAGAAGCGCGGATCGCGGGTAAGTCTCCTGTTAAAGGAGTTCTTGGTAAGGGATTCTATAGATTAGGTAGTCCATTAGCGACTGCTGCATTTACGGTACCACAATTATTTGATGAAGATACAACATTTAAAGATATAGGAACTGATCCATTAAATTATTTAGGACTTGCTACAATGGAGACTTTAGGAAAGAGAGCAGGAACTATTGCAGCTCCAGCAGCAGCTCAAGCAACTGGAATTATGGGTGCTTTAAAAAATTATGGTACACTTAAAAATGTAGGAGAAGCAGTACCTGGAAAATTAAGTGCTGCATTAAGATTAGGATTAAATCCAAGAGTTATAGCAGGTGCTTCTAGATTTTTAGGAATACCAGGACTTATTGCATCTACTGGATATAGTCTATATGATTACCTATCTAACAAAGATAAGGAAGCTCAATAATGGATCGTAGAACTTTATTAAAAATAATGGGCGGTATCGCTGCATTACCTGCTTTAGGAAAAGCGATTAAAGGTGCAGGTATTAAAGCTACAAAAGTTGCTGGAAAAGTTTTACCTAAAGTTGCTGGGATGCCTGAATGGTTTAATCCACTTGTTAGTAAAATAATGAAAGAAGGAGTAGATATATCACCTAAAGCTTCAAGAGTAGAAGATATGACTACTGTTAAAAAATTAGAAATACCTTCAGAGACCGGTAAGTCAGATATAATCACACTTACACAAAATAAAGTAACTGGAAAAATTACTATTGAATCTAATTCTGGGGGAGTAGCCGATTCACCTTTCGAATTAAATTATACACCACCTAAATTAGATATTGATATAGAAACAGGTAAACAAGTAAAATACCCAGGTGATTTTTATGTAGTAGAAAATAGACCAAGAGCACTTGCTGAACCAGGAGATTTTGAATTTGATTATGATACTTTTCGTGTTGAAGACGCTTACAGTGATGTTGAAAAATTAGAAAAAATTGGAACTGGAAAAATAAAAGATGCAAAAAAAATTGAAGAAAGAGCAAAAGGTAGAAAGATGGTAGAGGAATCTCCTTATGAAGATATTATGAATAGATACCCAGACCCAATAGAACCAGATTTTGATTATGCGGATGGTGGAATAGCAAGTTTTGCATATGGTGGATTGACAAAAACAGTGCCTCCTGTTAAAGGTCCTAACTCACAAGGTGTTGAAACATTATTTAAAAGAAGGTATAATTAGTCATGGCAGATATTGATAAGTCATTACCTAATACAAAAACTACTATTGAAATTCCAGGTCAAGCTGAAACAGAACAACTAATTCAAGAACAAGTAGAACAGGCACAGGATCCATCCGTTGAAATAAACATGGATGAAGAAGGTGGTGCAGAAATTTCATTTGATCCAAGTACTGCTGTTCAAATGGGCGGAGAAGATCATTATGCAAATTTAGCAGAATTTTTAGATGAAGATGTACTTGTAGAAGTAGGATCAGATCTTCAAGAAAAATATACAGATTATAAATCTTCAAGACAAGATTGGGAACAAGCTTACACAAATGGTTTAGATCTTTTAGGATTCAAATACGAAAGACGAACTGAACCTTTTAAAGGAGCATCAGGAGTTACTCATCCAGTACTTGCAGAATCAGTTACACAATTTCAAGCACAAGCTTACAAAGAATTATTACCAGCAGATGGACCGGTTAGAACTCAAATCGTTGGTTTAACAGATCGTAATAAAGAAGATCAAGCAACAAGAGTTAAAGAATTCATGAACTATCAAATCATGAATGTTATGAAAGAGTATGAACCTGAATTTGATCAAATGTTATTCTATTTACCATTATCAGGATCTACATTTAAAAAAGTTTACTATGATTCATTGTTAGGAAGAGCAGTTTCTAAATTTGTACCATCAGAAGATTTAATTGTTCCTTATTCTGCAACTTCATTAGAAGATGCTGAAGCAGTTATTCATGTTATTAAAATTTCAGCAAATGATTTAAGAAAACAACAAGTAAGTGGTTTTTATAAAGATGTAGATTTAGGTGAACCTCCTATCAAAGATGATGAAATTAAAAAGAAGGAAAGAGAGTTAGAAGGAATTAGAGTTGAAAAACAAGATGACATTTATACTCTATTAGAATGTCATGTTAATTTAGATCTTGAAGGATTTGAGGATAAAGATCCTCAAACTGGTGAGCCCACAGGTATTAAACTTCCTTACGTTGTAACTATTGAAGAATCTTCTAGAGAAGTTTTATCAATAAAACGTAATTATAAATCAGATGATCCATTAAAAAACAAAACTAATTACTTTGTACACTTTAAATTTTTACCAGGACTTGGATTCTATGGTTTTGGTTTAATTCATATGATTGGTGGTTTATCAAGAACTGCAACATCAGCTTTAAGACAATTACTAGATGCAGGAACTCTTGCTAACTTACCTTCTGGATTTAAAATGCGAGGTATTAGAGTTAGAGATGATGCACAACCATTACAACCAGGAGAATTTAGAGATGTAGATGCACCTGGAGGAAACTTAAGAGATGCATTTATGCCTTTACCATTTAAAGGACCAGATCAAACATTATTACAATTAATGGGTATCGTAGTTGATGCAGGTCAACGATTCGCGAGCATTGCTGATGCACAAGTAGGGGATATGAATCAACAAGCAGCCGTTGGTACAACTATGGCATTACTTGAAAGAGGATCGCGTGTAATGTCAGCTATACACAAAAGAATTTATGGTGCACTTAAAAATGAATTTGAATTATTAGCAAATGTATTTGCAACTTATTTACCACCAACTTATCCATATGATGTTGTAGGTGGAACAAGAGAAATTAAATCTGCAGACTTTGATGATAAAGTAGATATACTTCCAGTTGCTGATCCAAATATATTTTCACAATCGCAAAGAATTAGTTTAGCACAAACTCAATTACAACTTGCCCAATCTAATCCACAGATTCATGACATCTATCAAGCATATAGATCTATGTATGAAGCAATGGGTACAAAAAATATTGATTTGATTTTACCGTCACCAAAACAACCAATGCCAATGGACCCAAGTTTAGAGCACATTACTGCAATGGCTTCTCAACCATTCCAAGCATTTGCTGGGCAAGATCACAAAGCACACATTGATGCACATTTAAACTTCATACAATTGAATATGGTTAGAAATAATCCTCCAATTGTAATGGCAATACAAAAAAATATATTAGAACACATCTCAATTATGGCTCAAGAACAAGTTCAAATAGAATTTATACAAGAATTACAGCAATTACCTATGTTACAACAACAAGCACAGATGAATCCACAAGCTCAACA